GCGAAAACCTAATACGGTTAGAGACCTCTAACTTCCCACGGGCTGCTTTAACACGCTAAAGCGTTAAAGCGTTTGTTAATTAACTAACAATCTCAGCGTCAGCCCTGTTAAAGCTCTCTAACCGCCCGGCCATGTGAAGGGCGCAAGCCTCGGTGCCTGCGCCCGTGATCGTGTTACCAATTGTAAGCCTCCATGTACTCGGTCACGTCCTCTACGTAATCCATGAAGTATTGTGATCCCTTGCCGTAGTCAGGGCGCTCCACGCGGTACAGGCTGTAGATGGGATTGAGGTTGTCTTCGCACTCAAGGCGGATAACGTAGCGATATTTCTTGGTCGTGTAGCTGATCTCTCCGAAGTCGTGCTTGCCGTTTTCAATTATGTTCATAATGAATTTGCTAGTCATGTTTTTTCGCTCCCTTCTCTTGATGGTTAAAGTATATCATATATTCCTCAATTTGTCAATATCTTTTCGAAAATATTTTACTTGACTTTACAGTAAATATATGATATACTTTTCTCATCAAAGGAGGTGGTATAATGGAAATACAACTTACAGAGCGCGAAGCGCTTGACCTTCAGGGCGTGTGTGCCCTTGCCCGCCTAGGAGGGTTGGCCGTCAAAGACCGCAACCATGGAGACAAAGACTATTGTAGCTACATTGAAAGCCTCATGCAGGTAGCGACTTGCCTAGAGAAGCGATTAGCGTTAGCAATAGAAACGGAGGCTAAAACGCATGGATGATTACTACCGCAAACTTTATGCGCAAGAACTCGCACGTCTGCTCCGCTGCTCCGATACATGGAACATGCGTCTGGCCGACGAGCTTGTTAATCTTGCAGGATTGAACAGTGAACAAGTCTTTGTAACCGACGAAGAACAACACACCAAGCTAGTATTTCGCGCAGCAGAAAAATTGGGGGTGAAAATCATATGAAAACGTTTATAACGAAAATCGGCAAGGAATGGTACGCGTTTGCCGCCTGTAATCATCTAGGCGAACCGTGGGCGTACAATATCGGAATCGAATCCCGCTACGCTCGCTCTGCTGTCAAGGCTACAGCGGCCAACGTGGAACGCATCTGCCGCCCGTCCCGTGACAAGAACCTAGCAATCAAGAAGGCTCAGCGCGCGGGCAAAATGCACGGCTGGAAGTATTTTGGGGAGGTGGCGTTAGATGGCACGGAAGCCCTTTCTTGACGGTGATAACCGTCTGAGTGTGGCTGTCTCCCGCGAGGTTGCCGAGTGGGTTGACGATTATGCCCACGATCTCTATATAAGCCGTTCCGAGCTTCTGCGCGCTATCATTGACGTAGCGCGCGAAGGCGCGAAGCAAATGCCCGATCTGTACAGCGTTGTAATTATCAATCATCTTGCGGAGGTGTGCCCTTATGGCTGCAAAAAAGCAACTGCTAACATATCCCGAGGACGTGTATGTACCGCAAGCGATACAGCGCGGACTACTGACCGAGCAGCAGGTAAGAAGCGAGTATAGCCGCTTGTTAGCCATTGGAATGAAGCGCTATAACCGCCTTGTTGCTGCTGGTTATGCGGAACGCGAATCGGCCAAACTGCTTAAGGCGCAGCTTGTCCGTTTGAAGGACATGCCGCGGTACCCGTCAACACCCGCGGGCGAGAACCAGCGTCAGCGCGCGCTAGCCTATCATCTAACAGGCTTGTCCTACGTGCTGACGCTGAAAACGGGCACCGTCTCGGGTATTAAGAACTACGAAAAGGCCACGCTTGCTCGCCTGCACAGGTACGGCTATGAATTTGTGACAGAGGCGAATCTCGCCCATTTCGGCGCGTTTATGGAGAAGCATCGCGCTGAGGTTATGGGCAATGTCCTAGAATCTGACGTTATCGCGCGTGTGTGGAACGAGTCCGAGCGTTTGCAGATTCCCACGGAACAGGTGGAGAAGGATTTTAGTTTTTTCGTCCAGCATTTGGACGAAATAGAAGACATTCCAGCGGCGCAGGCTGGCGGCGATTCGAAACAACTGCGCAAATTGCTAGCAAGGAAGAAGTAGTATGGATAGCGTTTACACCGTAGAGACATTTCCGTTTGAACTCATAGCGCAGGCGAAACATGTAAAGCGTAAGCGTGGTAATAACGGCGGTAGAAGTAAACGCGATTTGAAAGACCTTGTATGCGCATTTGATATTGAAACATCTAATCTCCCTGATATTGAGCAAGCATCTATGTATATCTGGCAACTACAGATTGACGATCTGGGCACGATCATCGGGCGAACATGGGACGAATACCGGCAACTGCTGGCGCGCGTGTGTGACTTGCTGGGCGAGAACGAGAGTATTGTTTTTTACGTGCACAATCTCTCGTTTGAATTCCAGTTTTTGCGCGGTATTTATCCCTTTCAGCCGGACGAGGTTTTCTGCATGGACAGCCGTAAGATACTGTACTGTTCTATGTTCGACGGGAAAATCCTCTACCGTTGCAGTTACATACATAGTAACATGAGCCTTGCGGACTACACCAAGAAAATGGGCGTGGAGCATGTCAAGCTATCGGGCGTAGATTTTGATTATCACGAAACGCGCTACCCATGGACTCCACTAACCGATGAGCAGATAGCCTATTGTATTCATGACGTGCGAGGCCTAGTTGAAGCACTGAAAAAGGAAATGGAAGTTGACGGCGATACACTGATAACCATTCCGCTAACGTCAACCGGTTACGTGCGTCGGGACGCAAAGCGAGCGATGAAGCAAGTGAGCCACACATTGGTTTCTTCCATTCTTCCGGACGAGAAAACATTTATCTTGCTTCGTGAGGCCTTCCGTGGTGGGAACACTCACGCAAACCGCTACTATGCTGGGCGCATCATTACTGATGTGGCTAGTGCTGACCGTTCAAGCAGCTACCCCGACACGCAAGTAAATTGCAAGTTTCCCATGTCGCGATTTTACTATAAGGGCGAGGCGACCATGAAGGAACTTGAACGCTATATCAATGTGCTGGATAAGGCTGTTGTCATGCGCGTGGCCTTGTGGGGCGTGCGGCTCCGTGACCCATACTGGGGCGCGCCCTATCTGGCAAGGGACAAGTGTCGGAAGATTATAGAGCCAACCTACGACAACGGACGAATATTGGAGTGCAAATACTGTGAAACTACGATTACAGATGTGGACTTGCGAATTCTGCTGGACGAATACGATTTTGATAATTTTAAGGCGTTTGACGTAGCATTTGCCCGCTATGGCAAGCTTCCCCGTCCGTTGGTGGAAGAGACAATAAACTACTACCGAAAAAAGACCGAACTAAAGAACGTGGAAGGGCAGGAAATATATTACATGAAGAGCAAGAACAAATTGAATTCCATCTATGGCATGATGGCACAGAATCCAGCCAAGGAAACCATACTATTTAAGGATAACGATTATATTAAAGATGATATACCTCTGGGCGAACGCCTGAAGGAAGCGAATCGCCGAGCATTTCTGGCTTATCAGTGGGGGTGCTGGGTGACCGCATGGGCGCGCTACCGGCTAGAAGAAGGTATCAAGCTGGCTGGCGACCAGTTTGTCTATTGTGATACGGATTGTGTAAAGTACGTCCGAGAGATTGACTGGCGACCCTACAACGTACAGCGTATTAAAGACAGCACGTCGAACGGAGCCTTTGCAGATGATCCGAGCGGAGAACGGCACTATATGGGTGTGTATGAACAGGAAAAGACTGATCAACGGTTTAAGACGCTGGGCGCGAAAAAATACGCATTTGAGCAGGACGGGAAGACCTATATCACCGTGGCGGGCGTAAACAAACGGTTAGGTGGGAAAGAACTGGAACGGTTTGGAGGATTAGATGCATTTAACGAAGGGTTTATCTTCCGGGAGGCTGGCGGCATGGAAAGCGTCTACAACGATGAACCGTATGGATATGTCAATATTGACGGGCATGAACTCTACGTGGGGACGAATGTCCTTCTCCGTGATAGCACATACTCGCTAGGCATCACGGACGAGTATCGCAGAATCCTTGAAAAATGTTACTGCATGGGTTGACAAACTGCGCTCCATGGTATATAATATATTCGTAACGCAAAGCATCCCAAGCGTGGCATGCAGGTAGGAACATTGAGCAGCGCCTACCGACTGCCTGTCTCCCGTGACGTGTGGAAGTTATAGCCTCCTTCCGTGCGTCGCACGACACCCGACTAACCTATCTACCAAATAAGAGAAACGGAGAAGAAAACTATGAAAGTTATTGCCAAGTCTAACAACCTCAAGCCGCAGGAACTCTACCAGATGGCCAACGGGAACGACATTAAGCGCATGCGCGATGTGGCCGGACAGACGCTTGACCTTGCGGGCTGGCTCATCTTTGAGGACGAGAAGCCCGACGGGGAAATCTCCACGATTGTGACCGTACGCACGACCGAAGGCGAAATGTACGCCACCAATTCACCGACCTTCCGCCGTAGCTTCGAAAGCATGACTGCCTTCTTTGAATCCGTGGACGCTATCAGAGTTGTGTCCGCGACCAGCAAGAAGGGAAGGCCGTTCATCACTTGCGACTACGTGGAACGCTAAACCGGACAGCGCCCTTCATGGGCGCTTTTCTTTTTAATGTTCCACGTGAAACAATGGGAGGTGCGAAATGAAACTTTACAACGTTGACGGCTGGGCGGACATTCCCGCGATTCTGGAATATTGCGAACGGCAAGGCTGCTTTACGGTCTTTCTGGTGGGTGGGCGTGGTACAGGCAAGACATACGGCGCGCTATCCTACGTGTTGGATACTCAAACCACGTTTATGTACATGCGGCGGACGCAGGCTCAGGCTGATATGGTGAGCAGGCCTGAGTTTTCGCCATTTAAGTCTATCAATGACGACCGTGATATCTATATCGGTTCTGTTGCCGTCTCCAAGTATTCCGCCGGATTTTATCACATGGAGCAGGATAGCGACGATAAATGGAAGCCCGTCGGCGCTCCGCTGGGCTATTCATGCGCCCTGTCTACAATCTCAAATATGCGCGGCTTTGATGCGTCAAATGTGCGCCTACTTGTATATGACGAGTTTATTCCAGAGCGCCATGAGCGCCCCATAAAGAACGAAGCCGCAGCACTGTTTAACGCATACGAGACGATCAGCCGCAACCGTGAAATGAAGGGGCAGAAGCCGTTAATCATGCTATGCTTGTCCAACGCGAACGACCTTGCAAACCCCATTTTTATGGAGCTCGGCCTTGTGGATAAGGTGGAGCGCATGCGTCAAAAAGGGCGCAGCGAATACATAGACCACAAGCGCGGTTGCGCGGTTATCCTGCTGACGGATAGCCCTATCAGCCACGCCAAGCGGGAAACGGCGCTTTACCGTCTGACGGCGGGCACCCAATTTGCAGATATGGCGCTGGCTAACGATTTTACTCAGGATCACCCGATTAATATTGTGTCGAAGGACTTGAAGCAGTACCGCCCTCTATGCGCTGTTGGGGAGATTACAATATATAAACATAAATCCGCTCAGGAGTATTACGTCTCCACTCATCGCAGCGGCTCGCCGCGCTCATATGATGCTACGCCCTACGGGTGCGCGCAATTCCAGAAGGAACAGGCCTGGCTTCGCATTGCCTATCTTGAAGGAAAGTTATATTTTGAGTCATATTCTTGTCAAAAATACTTGACAAATTACCTTAAGACTGTATAATGTAATTGAGCCGTTGTCCACGTGCAGCCCCGGAAGGGCGGACATGCGCCCGCACAGCGCAAGAAACGGCTCACAATTTTTATAACGGGAGGGCTGGAACGTGGAAGAGACAATTAATCTGGTTGTGCAGCTTATTTCGAATGTGGGCTTTCCGATCGCGTGTGTTTGCGCAATGTTCTATTTTTGGAACAAAGAACGGGAAGACCATAAGGAAGAGAATCGCCAGTGGGTTGAAGCGTTGAACAACAACACACAGGCGATGAATTCTCTGCTGGAATTGGTGAAAAAGGAATGATAGACTGCATCAAGTTTGCCGAGCAGGCTTACACATACCGAGACAGTCACATACCATACAAGGAATTGGATTGTCAGGCCTTTGTGGAAAAGGTGCTGCATGACAGCGGAGTGTCCCGCAACTGGCGCGGCTCTAATCACATGTGGAGGGAAGCGCTGAAGTGGCGCGGAACGTACACGGAAGCCCTTATCAAATATGGCTGTATCCCGCGCGGCGCATTGCTTTTTACCGTTAAATCAGACGGCGGCGAGAAAAAGCGCGGTTATAACGATAACGACGGTAACGCCTGCCACGTAGGCATTTTTACGGGCGAGGGATACGGCGCAATGCACAGCACAACCGGCGGAGTGCAGCAGGCGCGCGGCGACGATAAGCGATGGACACATGTTGGGCTGCTCAAAGACGTGGACTATCACATCGACGGACTGACAGAACGGGAAATGCTGGAAAAGATACTAGGCTATGTTGAAATCATAACGGAGGTGCTCAGGAAATGACTATCGATGACATCCTCACTCTTGCGCGCGCTGGCTATACCAGCGAACAGATTAACGCGCTGTACACTGTGCAGGCACAGGCTCCGGTGCAGGCTCCGGTGCAGGCTCCGGTGCAGGCTCCGGTGCAGGCTCCGACCGCCACGCTTGATGACGTGATGCGCGGCCTTGCAGGCCTTACGACCGCCGTGCAGGCGAACGCGCTTCTGGGCGCACAGCAGCCCGCGCAGCCGACCGTTAATGACGTGCTGGCGCAGATCATCGCGCCTGACCCGCCCAAGCAGGGCTAACAGAAAGGAAGGTTGAACATGGCTAACACTCTTTCCATCGATCAGGTTTGTACCGTCCTCAACTCCGTTGTCCAGCAGGCGACGGGCGCGGCGGACATGGCCGCAACGGATACCGCAAGTTTTGTCACGGTTGCCAAGTACGGCCTTGAGAAGGGCTACGACCCGCTCATGACCGCGATTTCTCAGGTGCTTTCACGCACGCTGTTTGCCGTGCGCCCGTACAGCGCCAAGTTTAAGGGACTCATGGCGGACTCCATCCGCTATGGCAACCACGTCCGCAAGATTAACTATATTGACAAGCCGACCGTGGAAAGCCGCGTCCTCCAGCTGACGGAAGGCCAGAGCGAAGATCAGTATATCGTTCGCAAGCCCGAAGTAGTACAGACGAACTTCTATGGCGGCGGCACGTGGCAGGACTATATCACTCGCTATACCGAGCAGCTCGACACTGCTTTCAGCGGCCCGGAAGAGTTTGGCCGTTTCATTTCCGGACTTATGACCGAGCTAACGAACAAACATGAGCAGGAAAATGAAAGCATGGCGCGTATGGCGCTTGTGAACTTTATCGGCGGCAAGATTGCGGGCGATACGTCGAACGTTATCCATCTGCTGACCGAGTACAACGCGCTTACCGGGCTCAATCTGACCGCGCAGTCCGTATACACTCCGAGCAACTTCAAGCCGTTCATGCAGTGGGTGTACTCCCGCATCGCTGGCCTGTGCGCCATGATGACTGAGCGTTCCGTCAAGTTCCACACCAACCTCAACATTGGCGGGCAGAACAAACTTATCATGCGGCATACTCCGTACCCGCAGCAGAAAATCTATCTCACCGCACAGAACCGCTACCAGAGCGAAGCGCAGGTACTCGCCGATACCTATCATGATAACTACCTGCGGATGGCGGACGTTGAGACGGTTAACTACTGGCAGGATATTGATAATCCCGCCAAAATCAGCGTCTACGAATCCTATCTTAAGCCTGACGGCACGATCGCGACCAACAGCAAGAAGGAAAGCGGCGACGCTCCGACCACAACGGATAAACTCTTCGGTGTTATCTTTGACGAAGAAGCCGTAGGCGTGACCATGATTAACAACAGTCTGACCGCGACCCCGATTAACGCGCGCGGACTGTATACCAACCTCTGGTGGAACTCCACTTACCGCTGGTGGAACGACTTCACCGAAAACGGTATCGTCCTGCTGCTCGACTAATAAACAGGGAGGGAGCCACAATGCCCGAGTTGAAAGTATTTCTTTCCAACTTTTCAAAAAAATCGAATTCTACGAAACTCCCTCCCGAAGACGTTGCACAGATTGCGTTTACGGGGGTGCTCCGTGAGGGCACTTCCGTACTCGCTCCTGTTATCGGATTCGATTTTGGAGCAGGCGGAACACAAATAAACATGTTCGGCACGCATGGCGCTACCTATGCCGTAATTACCGAAACATTTTCGCGCTCCTATTTTATAAATAACTGGACATATCAAGATGGCTTGTGGTGGGCATCTATGACCGTCGACGTGCTAGGAACATACCGCGCGAACATTGGCGCGATGAGCGCGTACATTCTGCGCGCGTCTAATGCGCTGGCGTGGAACCTCAACGCCAAAGATGGGACATATCCGGCAGTAGGAGGCACAAACTATAGTTATCAGTATGTGCTTAACCCATGGTATGACCCTACGACCGCAACGCAACCCGGCTACTTGCTGGGCGTGATGAACAATGATGAGAGCGTGACCATGCAGCGCGGCGGAGTGAAATACTATCTAATGAGCGATGCAGAGATGCGCGCCCTCATTAGTTATATGATGGGTAATGTTAACTATCTTAATATCAGCGCGGAAGATGTGAGTGAAAGCGTCGCCAAAATCCTGCTTAATCCATCGCAGTACATCGTTTCTATTAAGTGGTATCCGGATTATACTTTTCTTTTTAACCAGCTGGCCAGTGGGAACAAAATTGATTTTAATTTCGGCTGGTGGACACTTACAGGTGTAAAAAACTCCACGACGAAAACCAACGTCACGAGATTGACAAAGAACTGGGTTATCACCGTCCCAAAACATCCCATGGCAGCAACTTACAAATACACACAGCTAGAACCATACAGTCATTATGTCCTGCACATTCCCCCGTGGGGGGATATTGGCGTTGACAGTTCCCTGCTTTATGACCTTGACACTGTAGCCGTGTCCGTCCACATCGACCCTACATTGAGCTATGCGGAACTTGAAATCCAATCGACTGACGGTAACTACCATCCGATGGCGAGATACGAGGGAACCGTTGGCGTAGAGGTTCCGCTGACTACTATCCAAACGCAGGGCGACGTATCGAAACAGCTTCAGGCGGCATTAGGGCAAGCCGGTTCTCAGATTCTGAACAGCAGCCCTATACAGAGATTCGCAGCAGGTGCACGAGAGACGGCAGCTGAAATTATGAGCAAGGCCACTTCTATAGGCAGTTTCGGAACTCTGAACCAACCTGCTGAAGCGTTCTCTAGCCGCATGATTAGTGCAACTGAATTGGCAAGCACTGTTCTAGATTCCGCTATGAGCGGACAAATTAACGCTTCGTCCTCCGGTTGCGCAGATGCAAGCATGGTTTACTACGATAACGGCTATCTCAGGCTGGATTATCTCGATATGGCCGCAACCTCTGATGCTACATTCGGCCGTCCATCCCTTCAGTTTAAGCAGATTTCGACAATTCCCGGTTATATACAGACCGCTAACCCGCATTTTGCAGTGCCTACCGCAACAGATAGTGAGAATGCAGCAATAGTGCGATATATGCAAGGGGGCTTCTGGTATGAGTGAATGGACGAAACCTAATGATCCAGATGGTCCCGCTATAGTCCATCCGCTGGAAGAACTCAGGGAAGAGACGGGAACCTATGGCAAATACTGGACGGGGAACCGCGACATTACCGACTACAGCGACAAACAGAAGCAAAACGCAGTTTATCTCTGGGCATGGGGCAAGGCCAAGGGCTACACGCTAGAAGCAATTTCGGGCATGGCCGGGAACATGACGCGCGAGAGCCACATAGACCCCGGCAGATGGCAAAAAGTATCCAGCGGCATGACCAAGCGTAAGCAAGGATACGGGCTGGTGCAATGGACGCCATATTGGAAATATGGCGACTGGTGCGAAGCGCAAAACCTATACCCGCCCAAATATGATAGCGCGCTGGCGCGCATAGAATACGAGATAGCCAACAATGAGCAGTGGATTCCAACGAAAACGTATAACCTTACATTCACAGAGTATTTACACACGTCAGATCAAACTATTGAATGGATGGCCAAGGCATTCTTTTACAACTATGAGCGCGGCAGCGACGCAAGTACACGTGTAAAGCCTGCTCAGTATTGGTATGAGTATCTGGGCGGGGTAACGCCACCATCGCCGGGAGTGACCACGCTTCCCGTTTGGCTACTCAAAAAATGCGTTGATAACCAACGCAGAGGAAGGGGGATATTCTATTGAACGCCCCATACTATTATGACTACATAAACAAACAGAACAGCACTGTTAAGCCGTCAACCGTTCATATCCACAATACCGGATTGTCCATGTTCTTCAAGCGTTACCTGTTGCAGCGCGCTATCTCCGTGTTTAAGTGGAAACTTCCGGAGACGTGGAGCAAGGACTATTTCCTCTATTCGCTATATTGCTGGGGCTATGTCGCTATTGTCAACACTGACAAATTCGGAGTTATCCCGCAGGCTTGCGGCCTGAGCGGATACGACGTATTTTACCAGCCCACAAACGCCATTATTGCGAACCCGCTTCTGCGCGGAACCCTACAGCCGAAAATTGGCAAGGAATGCACACTAATTAAGCTACAGCCCGACTATGGCAACGTAATGGGGCTTGTGGACTACTACGGCGACCTTCTCGCGCTGACTGCCGAGAGCACCAGCGTTAACCTTGTCAATACTCATATGGCCTATGTCTTCGCGGCTGGCAACAAAGCAAGTGCCGAGACCTTCAAAAAACTCTATGACCGTGTGGCTTCTGGCGAGGTGTGCGCGGTCGTGGATAAGAGCCTGTTCAATGACGATGGTTCCCCCACATGGCAAACGTTCACGCAGAACGTCGGCCAGAACTACATCAGCGACAAACTGTTATCCGACTTCCGCCGCATTCAGAATATGTTTGATACGGAAATCGGTATCCCGAACACCAACACCGAGAAGAAAGAACGCATGCTAGCCGATGAGGTTACCATAAACGCAGTTGAAACCGCTAGCAAGGTAGACTTGTGGCTGGAAGAACTCAAGGACAGTTGCGAGCGCGCAAACAAGATGTTCGGACTGGATATGTCAGTAGAGTGGCGCTACCGCCCGCAGAATGTGGAGGGAGGGGACGAGGATGGCAACCGTCAGCCTGCTAGGGCTATACAGAACCGACCCGAGTCTGTTTGATTCGTTCAGCCTGCCAGAGAGCGTGAACAAAGTTACGCTGACTAATCAGATTCTCATGGATACGGCGGAGCTTGAGGTTGTCTATCCCTCCGCGCCCGCCATGAAGGACGCAATCTCCATGTGGAGCGCGGCCAATGTTGAGAACTGGACGAAGCTCGCGGAGATTTACAAGCTCAAATATAACCCTATCGAAAACTACGACCGTAACGAAGAATGGGACGATACCGGCACCGTGGGCAACGTCTCCGCCACGACCACGACAAACACATACAGCGAAACGCAAGATACGACCGGAAGCACCAAACCTAACGTGCAGGTTCAGGACAATGTTTGGGGATTCAACAGCACGACCAACGTCCCTAAGTCTAACCAGATCACCAGCGGCACAACCGATACCACGGGCAAAAACACAGCCACCGGCAGCAGCAACGGCGAGGGCAGCAACAACAACACCGAAACTCGCAATTTGAGCCGGAAAGGCCATATTCACGGCAATATCGGCATTACCACGTCGCAGCAAATGATTGAGAGAGAAATTCGTCTATGGGGCGATTTCAATATCTACAATTTCATCGCGCGGGCGTTCCGAGAGCGATTCTGCCTATTGATTTATTAAGGGAGGGATTGACCATGTGCCCAATTTTTGAGAACTTTCCCTATACCAATTACCACGATCTTAACCTGGACTGGATTCTGGAGCAGGTGAACCAGATTCCGAACAAGCTGACCAGCAAGCAGGACGAAATTACAGCCAATGCTGCAACCGCAGCCGCCAAGATTGCAGCGCCGCAGGCCGCACAGTTGGCTATCCCAACCGCGACGGAAGAGGCGACCAGAGCGGCCACACAGGCGGCAACTCAGGCAGCAACCGCAGCCGCCACGGAAGCGGCCACGCAGAACGCAATTGCGGCACTGCGACCCGAGCTCAAACCGGACGAGTATCCATATACTATCGCGGTTACAGACTGGATCCTCAACGCCACCACGCAGCTATACACGGCGCAGATTCCGGTTCCCAACGTCGCGGCTACCGACCGCATTATGGTTGGTCTGGGCGCTGTCACTCAGGCGGAATATCAGAGCGCGGCCAAGGCTGGCCTAAGCGCTACCGCCCTTACGTTCCCCGGCAAACCCGCCGCCACCGTGTCCATAGCCTGCATGCAGGGCATTAAGCCGACCATTCCCATTCCCGTTATCGCGCTTGTTTGGTAAGGAGGTAAGAGCATGAGCATTTTTAATAACTTCCCCGCGGTTGGCGCGGGCGGAGACACAAGCGACGCAACCGCAACCGCCGCCGACATTTTGCAGGGCAAGACTGCTTATGGCGCTGACGGCAAGATTACCGGTACAATCAAGAGCATAGCGGGTGGGCAGGTTGTGCCTAAGGCGGCAGGGCAGATAGCCGCAGCCGGTAACGTATACACGACCGGCGCACGTATCATTCCCAAAGAGGATAACTTCATTCCCGCCAATATCCGCAAAGATGTATCTATCTGGGGCGTGGTGGGAACACTCGACCCCGGCAGCACGCCCACACCAGACCCCAATCTGATTCCTGCCAACGTCAAGGCAGGCGTAACCATCAACGGCGTTACGGGCACGTTCACCAACGACGCGACAATTACGGCAGATTATATACTTGACGGCTTCAGCGGTTACGCACAGGGCGCTAAAATTACGGGCAATATTCCTAGCAAGGACACTGCCACATACACGCCCGGAACCGCCGACCAGTATATCAACGCTGAGCAGTATCTAAGCGGCTCGCAGAAGATCGCAGGTGATGCTAATCTTGTGGCCGGTAACATCGCGCAGGGAAAAAGCATTTTTGGTGTAACCGGTACATACACCAACGATGCAAACGCGACCGCCGAAAGTATGCAGCTGGGCGTGAGCGCCTACGTCAAGGGCGCGCGCGTGGTTGGTACTGCGCCCATTCAAGCGGCTAAGACGGTAACGCCTACGACCACGGAGCAGACCGCCGTAGCAAGCGGGAGTTTTACCAGTGGGGCGGTTAAGGTGGCCGGAGATGCGAACCTAGTGGCCGAGAACATCAAGAGCGGCGTGAGCATTTTCGGAGTGGCAGGAGCCGCAGCGGCCGGACAAAACATCGAAGGAAAATTTGTAACAGTGGACAGCACAGGCACTGGAAAAACGCTTTTAACTTGCACGTTCACCCCAAATTGGGCATTAATTGGCGGTTATTTTAGCTACTCTGGGGGTAGCAGTGGCGCGCAGTATTACGCCAACGGAACTCTATCTAAATCAGGTTCATTCGGCGCACTTAGTTACATGAATATGAGCATTTCAGGCTCGAATGTTGTAATTGATAAAGGCGGATTCATCGGTTCTGTTATCGCGGGAGACGGAGAGCCGCCTACATTCGACACGACACCGCTGTCTACCAACGACGAGCCGGGAGAGCCTGACGAAACTATCTGAAAAAATTCCTTAATTTATTTTCGCAAACCTCTTGACAGGAAATAAAATATATGATATACTTTAACCATCAAGAGAAGGGAGCGAAAAAACATGACTAGCAAATTCATTATGAACATAATTGA